TCGTGAACATGCCCAAGGTCTTGTAATGTGCACAGAGCTGACAGATTTGTGCTATCTGGCACAACATTATGTTTCCACCATGTTCGAGAAGGTCCTTTCTTAGATTTCCATACGTCTGGAAACGGTCATCCATCTTTGAGTTGGGATGGGTTCTCACACATGATGCGGAAAATTTGAGGACAGGTGTCAGCAGGGTGTTTTTGTAATACCATAGTGAATTGAACTCTTCGATGTGAGAGTGGGAGGAAGTCGAGCTCTTTTCTGGGCTTTGCTTGCATGCCATTAAGGGATACATCATTCCTTTCATTTCAGTCAGCATGGTCATCACTATCTGGAGATTCCTTGGGTTGATTCTATTCTTCCCTGGTATGTCAGCCTCTTTCTCACAGATCACCGAGAGAATGCAAGATGAATCATCAGAAGAGACCTTCGTTGTGGAGACAACCTCTACTTTCCTGTTGTACAAACCAAAGGACACAAAGCAATTCTTTTTCATCACGACTTCTACATAATCTTCCCAAAGATACATGAAGCCTGAGTGCAGCAGACTAGAGGTGTAATGTAAAATCCCCTGCATCATGTTGGATTTGTTCTTGAGCATCCTGCTACCTTTGTCAAGTAGATCATTATGGAAAGACAGACCCATGTACTGGTCTTTGAGTTCATTCATTCCATCATCAAATCCTTTCTCTCCTGGATGTTTGTCATAAAGTTCAAGCAACTGATGAGGAAGTTCCAGCTTCTTGTTTGTCACAAGATTCAAGACAAACATGACTGGCTCCATAAATTCTTCAGGCAGGAATCTGCTGAGAAAGCAGCCAAAGACTGGCATCACAAATCTCTGGGCCCACGTTGTTGCGTCATCAGAGTTTATCACAGTTGCCGATGTTCTGCTTGGTCTCAAGTGCGAAATGACTTGGCTGAAGTGTTTATCTGATCTAGAAAGCTTCCCTTTTCCCTTTGTCAACATTTCATTGTCCATTTCTTCACACACTCGTCTGGCAAGTGATTCCAGGAAGTGCACCACAATCCTACATCGAAACTCAAGAACAAAGATTTCTCTTACACCACCAATCTGGAGTTTTTTGAACAAGTTGCTCACTATTCCACCATATTCATCTTTAATTTCTCTCGCCATAGTACCTACCTGTTTCATCACCTTGCTATCATATTTTCCCTCCATGAGCTTTATGCTAGCTTCCAAGCAAGTGATTCTCTCATTTTCTCTGGAGCCCTCTATGTGTTCACTTCTGGAGAGCTCACCTGTTGCTGATTTCTTCATGGTGGCTAAATCCAAGATGTTTCTGCTAAGCAACCTCTTTGTCCCTGCTCTCAACAGCCAGCTGGAAGCATTGCCGTGCTTTCTTTCTATCTGCTCTTTGATCTTGTCGCCAATAGCACAGACAAACTTAGCACTAAACTCGTGACTTTTCAAAGAATGGTAATCTGGAGATTCCCAGCCCATCTTCTTTTTGTCAGCTTCTCTCATTTTTATTTCTTCTGAAACAACCTTGGAAAAGATTTTTAAGAATCCATGAACTTCTTTAGAATCTTCTTTATTGTGCAGAACCCCAAAGTAAGACAAGTTTAGAGCTATTTCAAATTTCTTCACAGGGTTGCCTGTAACCCATGAAATCAACTCACAGTCCTTGTCCAGTGATCTGTCGAATGAAGAAAGATCAAAATCCGAGGAAGAAGTGTATCTGCGGCCTGGGTGCATGTTAGTAAAGCATGTGCACACTTGCTGCCTCATCCACACACACAGGCGGCTTCTACTGAAATGTTCCCACTTTCCAAGAATCTTCAGAGGGTTGTGGTTTATCAGGTTGTCCATTGCACAATCCATGTATGCATATCTGACTTGCTGCACCTCCTTGCTGGTTTGCTCCTTGCCTTCCATCCAGAACAACAAGCTGGCATTAAAGTGCGATCTACAATCGTCAGATAACCTGTCCAATGGTGTGTTAATGTACTCAGAGTGAAGGTTCATCCAGGTGGCTAAAAGCATTGCAGCTTTCTCCTTCATGTAAAGATAATGTGTGAGTGAGTGCTGATTCAAGCTGACAAATTCGCTGATATACACGTCTCCAAAGTCATTCAGTTCTTTAAATGGCTTGTCCATCTTAGAAATCAAGTGCTTCTTTTCTACCAAGACTGAAAAGAATATTTTGTCCCCTGGTGAGGTTGGCTTAATCAGAAGATGTGCATGAATTCTCGGAAGGCTCTTTAGAACAAATTCCCCTTTGTTGCAATACTGCTGTCTTGAGATGTTTACTTCTTGTATTATGTAATCCAGTTGATCAAGAGATATCCCCAGCTCAGTCTGACTAAAGGTTCTAATGAATTCATCCACATCAGTTGAGAAAGGATTATAAGCA